CACGATTTCAGTATCTGAGCAAGGATCTATGCAAATTGTAGAGAAGTATGATAAGATACCTTATATGGATACCCTAATTGATTGGATAGAAGAGTATCATTATTATGTCGAGGGACTTAAATGAAAGAGATTGAAGAAAAATTCATGACTCAGGGTAAGTTTACCTCTCTCGTAGAAATGCGAGTCAAAGAGTCCCAAGGACTGATCAACTACATAGAAGCAGTCGCATCTGTTTGCGAGGAGTTTGAGATTGAGGTTGAAACTGTAAGTAAACTCATCTCAAAACCACTCAAAGACAAACTCAAATGGGACGCACAGCAATTAAATTACATTAAACGAACGAGCAGAGGCATCCTGCCACTATGACAGACAACGAATTTTTTAAGAGTGACGTAGTAAAAGAGGAAGTAGTGGAGATTCAGGAGTGTTATACAGAACTCTTGAAGATGTCTGCTGGTCTCAAAGAATTTGATCCAGCACAACGACTGGAGCATGTAGAGAAAACTCTAGAGTTAATTGCCAAGCAGAAAGTATTTTACTCACGCTTGGCATTAGCATCTCATGGGATGGATCCTACTAATGACGATGATAATGACGCAAAGTTTGTCAAGGATCGTATTGATCTCTTGTCCCAAGAGTATTCTGGTGGCATGAATCTTATGATGATCCTACAAACTATGGAAGAAAAACTTCAGGTGTGGCGTAAGGAGTTGCGTGATGCCGAATCCTAACCAACTGTATGAGGACATGCAGAAACTTGATGCCCTATACGGGGAACTCTGCTGGGACCCTGACGATGACCTACAATTCACCCACGACGGTGAGCGTGTGCTGGTCATCAACCGCACACGAGCCCTTGACAAGACCTAAATAGTATGCCATCATAATACGGTGGCAAACACAACAAAACACAAAACAACGGAGAAATACATGTCTTTTGCTAGTCTTAAGAAAAAGTCTGGGTCATTTGATAAACTGACTCAGCAGATTGAAAAGATGTCTAAACCACAGGGTGCTGGTCCTGACGAGCGTCTCTGGAAACCCGGTGTGGACAAGAGCGGTAACGGTTATGCCGTGATCCGTTTCCTTCCTGAACCTGATGGGGAAGACCTTCCTTGGGCACAGGTATGGAGTCACGCTTTCCAAGGTCCTGGTGGATGGTATATTGAAAACTCACTCACTACATTGGGTCAAAAAGATCCTGTTGGTGAATTGAATCGCACACTCTGGAATAGTGGTCTCGATGCTGACAAAGAGGTTGCTCGTAAGCAGAAGCGTAAGCTCTCTTACTACAGTAACATCTATGTTGTGAAGGATCAACTTCACCCAGAAAATGAGGGTAAAGTATTCCTGTATAAGTATGGCAAGAAGATCCACGACAAGGTGGTATCCTCTATGCAACCACAGTTTGAGGATGAGACTCCTGTCAATCCTTTTGATATGTGGCAAGGTGCTGATTTCCGTATCAAGATCCAAACCATTGGTGGATACTGGAATTATGACAAGTCTGACTTCGCTGCACCTGCTACGCTGGGTGGTTACGATGATGACAAATTGGAAGCACTGTGGAAGTCTCAATATTCCCTTAAGGAATTCATTGATCCTACTGCATTCAAGTCCTATGAGAAACTGGAAGAGCGTTTGAATATGGTCCTTAACAGGGGTCGTACTCAAGTCCGCACTCGTGACGAGTCCTTTGAGGGTGAGTCTGAAGGACGTGGTGGCTTTGTGACACCTGAGAAAGTGGTCGCTCCTGATCCCACTCCCAGTGGATTCGGTGCTAAGATTGAAGAGTTAAACAAAGCAGATGATGGTCCTGACTTGGACTACTTTGCTGCACTCGCTAACGACGACTGATGAAACTACTTGCCCTTGCCCCTCTGCTGCTACTGACTGCGGCACCTGCCAACGCTCTAACCTGGAATGAATTCTGGGAGCCGTTTGATGGGCATGGGCAGCACTATCATTATCATTATGAAGCACCTCCTAGGAGGCGCATGTGTGAAGTGCAAGTAACCCGACGTGTTTGGATCCCTGGCCATTGGTTAGGGCACTACGAATACGTTGAGGGTTACTACGAGAAGCAGACACGTCTCAACTATAGACCTTGCGGACGTAGATACTAATCCCATATATTATTTTACTTTTGATTCACAGGATCGGGGGAAAAAAATTCGGGGTAATTTTTCGTCTGTGGGGTTTTTCACTTTTTACTATGGCACACTACAAACTATGATTGACTTTGATTATTTGGAATTAATGCAACTTAAACTTTGTATGGATATGACAAAGGATAAAATGTTTATGGGTGGAGACATGCGTAGACATGCTTCAATTACTGAAAAGGTTGAAACAGAATTGCGTATGTTGGATGGAGTTAGACCGACATGAAAAACTTGCAGCACTTCTCTCATGGTGAGAACTGTGGCATAATAATTATGCTTCTGGAGGGTGATGAATGATGTATAGTATTAGATTTAATGCTGAATTAATACATGAGGCTCTTCCAAAAGAAGAGTGTGAGGCATTGATAGATAATTATAAGAAAAGATATGAAAGTGGAACAGTAGAATGGCCCCTTGAATATCAGAATATGAAAATCGAAGAATTTTCTGGTAAATTTATTTTAGTTGATGATAAACTGGTAAAGGACGTACAAAAGCAGTATGATGAGTCATTGAAATGATTGAAATGAATGACACTTGGAAGGTGATGAATGATGTAGAGGTCGCATTTTCAGAGATCACTACATTTAATTTTATGCTGGAACAACTACAAGAGGCAGTAGACAATGGTAGGACTAATGAAATTGTAGACCTTACACTTGCACTTAATGCTTTCATGCCTGTTTATACTGATAATTGGGATAGGAAATTTAAAGTTGCATGGGAGCATGTAGTAAAATGAATTATAAAGATGCTGGTGTTGACCTTCAAAAGGGACGATCATTCGTGGAGTATATCAAAACATTATCACCTAACATTGGTGGGTTCACTGGAATGATGGAGATTCCATCAGGATATGAGAAACCTATGCTGGTATCTGGTGCTGATGGTGTCGGAACTAAAATTAATATCTGTAGGATTGCTGATGATTACACCACTATTGGTCAGGATCTCGTTGCTATGTGCGTCAATGACCTTATATGTTCTGGTGCTAAACCATTATATTTTCTAGATTACATCTCTACTCCGAAGATAGATGACAATGTTGCTGACATTATGGTGGGTATCCTTAAGGGATGTGAGATAGTAGGGATGGATCTTCTAGGTGGTGAGACTGCGGAGCATTCCAAAGCAACTAACTATGATCTTGCAGGTTTCTGCACTGGCATTGTTGAGAAGTTTGATATTGTTGATGGTAGTAACATCAAACCTGGTGATAAGGTTATTGGTATTGAAAGCAGTGGTCTTCATAGTAATGGATACACTCTTGTCAATGATATAATATTGAGAAATTATATTAAGTATAATGAGATGCCAGAGTTGCTAACACCAACCACCATCTATTCTCCACTTATCCAACACCTACTGGATGAGGTTCCTATCTTAGGAATGTCTCATATTACTGGCGGAGGACTGCCTGAGAACCTTCCTAGATGCCTTCCAGAAGGTCTTACAGTTGATGTTGATTACTCTGCTTGGGAACGACCGAGTATTTTTAATAAAATTGCCTGGTATGGTAATGTATCAGAAGATGAGATGAGAAATGTATTCAATCTTGGTATTGGATTCTGTTTGGTGGTACCACCCGATGTTGTAACAGACACCCAGTCTCTTATTGCCGATACACCATTTGGTATGAGGTCTTGGGTTATTGGAGAATGTCAAAAACAATTATCTAAATAATAACATGACTGAAAATTGGAAACAGGATTACGCTGAAAACTTCTGTAATAACACACATCATCTTGAACTCTTAGAAAATGGACCTAAGAGTCTATCCCAATCATGGTTATTACAGGCATTATATAATGATTGGAAAAAAATCAGAGGAATTAAAGATCCTCCCAGTCGCGAGTCTGGAGACCAAACAACAATGAAAGAGTGGTTAAAAACTTATGAAAAAAACTGAAAACAATCAACAACTACTAGAAAGATTTACTAAGAGGATTGTGGAAATTAGCCAACAAGTTCCTGCTAATACTGTGGAAGCAGAAAAACAAAAGGAACAATTAGATTACTTGCGTGGATGTAAAGAGACGATTGAGTATATAATGACAGGTAAACTACCCAATGATGGCAATCATGATGGGATCCCAGATCATCAACCTCATCAACCTTAATGGAAAAAGTTAAGATTACTCCAGACGACTTTAACCAACCACAAGAGCAATCAGGCATTGTGCCAGAATTCAATGATTTTGCAGTTCAAACCCAATTAGGTAATATATGCAAATTGTTGGATGGTAAAGCATCACATTATACTTGCATGGATAGCCGGGGGATGCAGTATCAAAAAATTGTAATTACCTACGATCACAAGGAGAAGTAATGGTAGTACCTAAGACCGCCGTAATTTATTCTAATGGAAGTCAAGAATGTGAAAGAGCAGCACAACTGCTACTATCAATAGATGGAGAATATCTCGAATATCGCCTAAATCAGCATTTTACGCAAAAATCGTTTGAAAACGAATTTGGTTCAAAAGCAGAATACCCACAAATTGCACTTGGAGCGCAACATGTGGGTAATTTGAAAGATTTGCTACATGTAGCAAAAGAGAAAGGACTTATTTAATATCCACCATAGGAAACGACCGTTTCCCCAGTAGATCCACCTGATTGATTAGTTTCAGTAGTTGTATTCATATCTCCTGCTACCTCTAGAGTGGCACTAGGAGTACTAATAGAAGTTTCATCGACTATCACTTCTTCTTGGGTCTCATTTGAATCCATCTGTCCTGCTACCTCTAGAGTGGCGTTAAGAAGGGCTGGAGTGACCTCTACAACGGTGCTACCATCAGCAAGCACATCACCTGCAGAGATAGTAGGATCAGTAGATCCGAAGCTTCTGGAGGTGTATTCTTGTTGAGATGCAAAGGAGATAGAAGGTGTTTGTCCCACAAGAGTCTGATATGTGGGTTTGACATTGGTAAATGCTTCTGCAACAATGTTAACAGTCTTCTTAATGCCTGTAGCAACATCAATTTCATTAGAAGGAAGGTATTCAACCAGTTTCTCAAATTCTTCAACGAATGCGCTGATATATTGAGGTTTAAGGAGGTGTATACCTCTCTTATAGTCATTCAATTGACTCTCATGGTCATAATTAGAGATAGGTCTAACTAACTCTTCTTTAGGGACAACTGTACCGTCAGATCGTGAGTATTGGAAGTCTTGAGGGACCTCAAATCCTGCTTTAAGAACTGTATCACCTTGTGTGTTTTTAATCTCCTGTGTCACCCAGTGATGGACTCCATCTACATCATCTTTACCGTATTTACGGACCATGTATGAATACATTTCCTGCTCGGTCATAGGCCATTCATCATATATGTTGATGATATTATTAGTGATAAGCACGACCCAATCATATTCAACGTTACCATATACCCGCCCAGCAATCTGATCGGGTCTTTCGTTGTGTTGAATGATGTATTTTTCAAATCCAAGAATGATATCACTTATATCATCTCGCATCTTAATGCGACGGAATAGATTTTTTGCCTGAACGTAAGGATCATTGCTACCTGTGCGATAACTGGATGTCCTTACGAATACGTCAGGTAAGTATGAGAAATAATTTGCCATTATTGGTCCGGGAAGTCGTCGCGAGTACGGTATTTGATCTCTTGGAAAGTAAGAGACATGTTATAGACAGCAAAACCAAAGTCTGCATTTGTTGCACCAGTAATCTGGCTGCGAATTGCAGTTGAATCACCAAAGTCAAGACTCATGTCTTGCAAAACCATTTTGTAAGGAAAACGTAGTAGAGCATTCATATACCCACCTGCCTCCTCACCACCACTTAGTTTCTCATCACTACCACTTGATTCATACCTAACAATTGCAGCATCAAATTTGTGAGGGATGAGCAACCAGTCGTCTTCCTTCTTAGGGTGCATAGATTGTCTAAGACAATTAATTATCTTATAGATCGTCTGCACATCTGTAGCACTCTTAGGCACAAAGGTAAACTTAAAACTATGAGAGATAAACCCAACACCTTTGAAGAGCATTTCTTCATAGGGGTTGAATACTTTACCTTGTGTTAGTTGGGAAAGATCGTTAGGATCGAGACTACTACCATAAGGTGCCACTTCACCCAGCACGGTGTTGATTGCAGTAGCGCCAAGTTTGAATCCTAGAGCAGGTTTTGCTGCATCCGCTGCTGCTGAAACATGACTACCAATGTTATCAAGCCCGCCGTTTGGATCCACCACTTGAGAAGCAGCATCAATTACTGCTTTACCAACTGCAGAAAGGTTTTTGCCTTCATACTTGGCAGAATACCTCTCATTCAAACCAGGAGGAAGATAGAGATAGAGGGTCTGTTCAATGTTGCCACCACCCTTATTTTGAGCACCATCACCCCGTGAGTGTTTATAAATATTTAACTTAAGATAGTCTACAACTTCTGTTGGGAAACTTGCTTGCTCCCGTACAGACGCTCTACTGCTACCTGATGTGCCCATGGGTTTGACCCTAGGGAATACTAACAAATCCGTCATGAGTTACTCTGGTAAATACCGACCATTAAATAGACATAAGTATAAGGGTGATCCCACTAATATTATTTATAGGAGTTTGTGGGAAAGAAAGTTTATGGTCTGGTGTGACAAAAATGTAAATGTAATGGAGTGGGGTAGTGAAGAAATCGTTATTCCATATATCAGTCCTGTGGATAATCGGATTCATCGCTATTTCCCCGACTTCTACGTCCGAGCACGAACTAGAAACGGAGGGACTCAGAAGTTCATTATCGAGGTTAAACCGAAAGTCCAGTGTGCGCCCCCAAAGAGACCAAAGAGGCAAACTAGAAAATATATAACTGAAGTGAAAACTTACGGTGTTAATCAAGCAAAATGGAAGGCAGCAAGAGAATACTGTAAGGATCGTCGTATGGAATTCCTAATTCTCACAGAAAAAGAGTTAAACGTATGAGCATCTTCACTGATGTCAAAGATCTTGCAGAAGGCAAGAAGCAATCAAAAGAGTGGTATCGCAGTCAACTGCAATACGGTATGGATCCCTATGAGGGCACTTTTCAGGTTGGTGACATCATCTTCTTTGCATACTCTGCAGCAACTGAGAAACTGTCATTTTATGACAGATTCCCGATGGTACAAATATCCGATCTGGATAAACCCAACATGCAATTTTCAGGTGGTAACTTGCATTATCTACAACCATCAGCAAGAAGGACAATCGCTGCACAGTGGTCTATGGGCAGTCCAGCATATCCTGCCCGTTGTCATCATAAATACTTTATATCAAATACTACCAACGTCTACACTGTTAGACCGATTGATCTGCAGGATATGACTCCACTGCCTATTGAGCAGTTTTTATTTAATGCAGCAGGTCGCTGGATCGAAGTCCCTAGCAGTCACATCTGGAGTCGAGTTTAATGAGTTACAGGAATCCCAATAGTTTTCTCCGATTTGCTGATCTGGTCGGCACTGGTGAGAAAGATATTGCAAAGTCAAATTTATTCTCGGTGGAGATTACTCTCCCCACAATGATGTATGCTAATGGTTCGAACCCTGACTACAGAGAGCATTACGAATCTATCAACTATTTTGCTGACAGTGTAACTATCCCTGCTAGAAGGATTAAGACACAATCAGTCAAGACTGTTGGTATGCCATATGACTATGCATATGGTCAGCAGAAGCAAGAAGTCCGAATGTCTTTTATTATGACAAAGGACATGTATCATCGCCAATTCTTTGAGAATTGGATGAATATGACTGCTAATGACGCTGAAAACAGAGTTACATTCTATGATGAGTATACATCATCCATTCAGATCCTGAAATGGGAGAATGGCGCTAACATTGTATATAAGGGCACTTCTAATAATGGCAAAGGGCGACCAGTTAAATTTGAGCAGAGGATGAATAGATCTACTGCAGTCTGGCAGATGTATGGTGCATATCCATTTGACATCTCAGCAATGACTCTCAATAACGGTCCTGCTGATCTTATGAAGATTGACGTTGACTTCAAATACGAAAGATTTAGATTTGACACGGTGGCAGAGGATATACTATCCTTCAAACCTGAATCAAATGATAAGGTTATTCGTGACTTTGATAAAGTATTTGGGCATTTAGGATTTGCTGCCGATCAAATAGATTCATCCTACTTTGGCACCTAAATAAATTTAATAGTTATGGAGCATTATGCCTTTACCTAAGCTCGCTATCCCCGAGTATGATATGACGTTGCCTATCACGGGCACGCAAGTTAAATATAGACCTTTCCTCGTTAAGGAGGAAAAACTGCTGTATCTCGCTATGGAGTCGCAAGACGACAAGCAGATGATCAAGGCAGTTAAGACCATCATTAAGAATTGCACCAATCTAAAGGGTAAGGTGGAAGCTCTCGCAACCTTTGAGATCGAATACATCTTCCTTCGCATTCGTGCTACTGCTGTTGGTGAAGCAAGTGAATTCAAAATCACCTGCCCTGATGATAATGAGACCCAAGTAGAAGTGATGGTCCCTCTGAATGAAGTTGAGGTTATTATTCCTGCAGAGCATGAGAAGAAAATGCTTCTCGATGACACTGTAGGTATTGTTATGAAGTATCCATCGATTGATGTATTCATCAGTCAAAATATGTCAGATAATCCTAATATCGAGGATATCTTTGAGTTGGCAGCAGGGTGTATCGAGAGTGTTTACGATAAGGAAGAAGTCTACGACACATTCACTAAGCAAGAAGCACTTGCTTTCTTGGAAGACTTGAATTCTGAGCAGTTTGCTAAAGTCCAGAAATTCTTTGAGACTATGCCCAAACTGTCATATACACTTGAGGTTACTAACCCCAAAACTAAAGTCGTATCTGATGTTGTGCTTGAAGGACTCGCGAGTTTTTTCGCATAGCCCTACTGCATGATAGTCTTGAAAACTACTATAAGACAAACTTTGCCTTGATGCAGCACCACAAGTATTCACTAACAGAATTAGAGAATATGATACCGTGGGAACGTGATGTATATGTGAATCTTCTCCTCGCACACATTGCTGAGGAAGAAAGAAGGCAACAACAAGATCAATCACGCATGTCCCTCTAATGGCAGCAATCCGTAGTTTCGTTAAAATTCAACCGATATCTGGTAAATCAGGTATCGCTCAAAACATGGATCAGGTGCGTAAAGGCATCAATCGCATGGGGAGCGTGACGGATGGCATTGCCAAGAGTTTTTATGATACTACTGAGCTTCTAAAGTTTGAAAAAGACTATCTTTCAGATACTTCTAAGACAGAAGTCACGGATATTAAGAAGAAAGATAAGAAGGATAAAACCAAGTGGACTTCATCCATGCGGGATATCCGAAGAACTTTCCGAAAAAAGAAACGTGGTAGATTAGAAGATGAAGCAGAGAAGGGCGTAGAGGAAGGCAAAGAGGACGGCAGAAAGGCAATTAAGAAGCAGAAACCCAAGTTAAATATGCTTGGTAGATTCTTCAATGGTCTATTCAAAGTCTTCAAATTAATGATTATATTTGGGGCATTAAACTGGTTAAGTAACCCCAAGAATGCTGAGAGTGCCGTAAAGGTATTCAGGATACTATTCACCATAGGTAAGTTTGCTTACAAAATTACTAAATTTGGGGTTGGTCTGCTCCTTGATGGTCTGACCAACCTTATAGGTAATTATAAGGAAGAAGGTCCAATCAAACGTGCATTCCGAGGCATACTCGGAGTTGTGCAGATGATGGGTGGTATTGCTGCGCTTAGGACAGCACAGTATCTGATCATGCCTTGGAAGTTGATGGCGGACGTTAATCGTCTGAGAATGATCTTCAACATGTCCAACCAGCAGTCTGCAGAGCAGGATGCTAACCAGAAGATAAGACAGAGCGGGTTTAGGGATAAGAAGACTGGAGTTATATACTCCAAAGAAGAATACGAAGCGATGAAGAAGTCTGCCAGAAGGGCAGAACGCAAGAATCCTGGTGCTGGCAAAGCATTTGAGGATAGATTTGGCAAAGAAAGTCGTTTCTCTAAATTCAAAGGTAAAGCATCTGCAGCACGCAAGAGATTTGGTGCTGGTGCTAACAAAGCATTTGGTAAGCTCGGCGGTAAGTTAAACGTCGGTATGAGCGTCGTAGGTGGCGCTGGAAGGATCGCAGCAGGTCTTGCAAGCGGTGAGAAGGCATCCTCTGCTATTGGTGCTGGGGTCGGTCAGGGTGTTGGTGGTTTAGTTGGCGGTATCGCTGGCACAGCACTGCTAGGACCCTTCCTAGGACCCTTTGCACCAATTGTCGGTAACGCAATTGGTGGTTTTTTAGGTGAGTGGGTAGGTAAAGAGTTAGGTCCGATCATGGAACCTATTTTCGGTCCTATCGGTCGAGCATTTAAGATGATGTTTAAGGTGGTCCAGTCCGTTATCGGACCACTCTTTGAGAAACTTGCAGAGCCTTTAGGGTTGATCTTCCAGATGATAGGGGAGCTCGGCAAAGTCCTGATGGGTGCTGCCAAGATTCTGGGCGACTTCATTGGATTTATCTTCGGTCCATTGTTTGATGCCATTGGTGCCACCGTCCAATTTATCGTCAATAATGCCAAGCGTCTAATGAATCCCACCTCTGTGGCAGGTGGTATTGCTGATAGTCTCACATTCAACCTATTTGACTTTGATGGTGAGAATAAGAAGGCAGCAGGCGGTCCTGTAGGGATGGCAGCGGGTGGTGCTTTGCAGTTTGGTAGTCATCCTGACATGCTTGCTGCTACAGGTGGCATTTACCTTAAGACCATAGTCGGATCATTTGGTGCATTTGGATTTGTTGGTAACAAAGTAAAATCTGTCCTAGCACCTGACATTCAAAAGATCGCTAGTGGATTAGGTGTGCAGGTCAGTACTGGCGGTGGTGGCACTGCTGGTGGTGTAACTAATAGTGTACAATTCCAAGCAACTCAGACTGAGCAGAAAAAGGTTGATAATGTAAAGAATTTCACCCATAAAGAAAAGACTTACAATGCGATTGATAAAGGATTAAATAAGATGCTCGTCGAGGGCATCAAGATATTTGATCCTTCAAAGGCAAAGGATATTGAGAACCAGAGAAATAATAGCGGTAATAATGGTAATAATGCCCCTACTCAGACTCCTGGCGGACCAGTAGGAACTTTTTCTGGTAATGCTAATAGTGGTAGCGTCCAAGCAAAGGGCGTAAATATTGCCAAGAATTTCAAGAGTGAATTAGGTATCACAAAGGAAGCAGCAGCGGCAATTGCTGGTAACTTTGCACATGAATCAGCAGGGTTTATTCCTGGTATTAGGGAAGGTGGACCCTTCGGACAAAACTCAAAACCATGGCCTAAGAATACAGTTGGTAAAGGTTATGGTTGGGCGCAGTGGACAAATGCTGCACCTGGAGACAGATACGATAAGTTTATTCAATCATACGGTGGCGACTACAGTAAGACTCCAACAAACGAGGATAACTGGAAGTTTGCTGTCCAAGAGATGAGGGGTCCTGAGCCTTTAGGCTCATCATTCTCCAGTATGACCGATGTTGCTTCAGCAGCAGTCTGGTTTAGAAAGCATTGGGAGCGTGCAGGTGTCCATCATGATGGACCTAGAATTAAATATGCTCAGCAATTCTTAGCTGAGATGGCAAAGGGTGGGGTCGTCCACCAACTGTTGGATGCTGGTGGTGAAGTAGGTAAGGATGGTTTACCTAAAGATCTTAGGATGCTTGAGCGTCTGAAAAGATCTAAAAGAGGTATGAAAAAGGGATTCCGCCAGATGGCAAGCGGTGGTGAATTAGATAAACTTAATTTTGCTAAAGGTGCAAGTGATGGTCCTGGCACTCCTCATGGGATGTGTGTTGCTGGTGTGATCTACACTGCTGAAGCAAATGGTGCTAAAATCGGAGCACCTGAAGTGGCTGGTGGTGTAGATCCTGGAAACCATCCAAGAGGTTTGATGGCATGGGCAGTTAAGAAAGGATACGGATCTATACCTGGCACTCAAGGTAAACCAAGAAACATCAAAGGTGCGTTTGGCGACTTTGGTGTAACTTCCATGACGGAGACTCAGTGGGCAGATGCTGTAGTTGATGGTCTCGTTCCTAGTGGATCTCTAATCTTTAATACTAGACATGGTTGGGATTGGAATGGTGGATCTAGTGGTAATGATGCTGCTATTGCTCAAAATGGTGGTGCTGCACTTTGGAGTGGTCACTGGCAATCTGACTTCAAGCATAAAGGGAAAACAGTTGGTGCTGTCTATAGTAATGTAAAAGAGATTGTTGCCCTTACACACCCACAAGGTAATACTGCAGCACATGATGGGGTAACAACATCAGCATCACAGGATAGTAGCACTAATTCAGGTATTTCTAGGAATGGAGGTGGAGAGGATCCCAAACCTGAAAAACCCAAAACTCTTGAAGAGATGCTGGAGGCATTCAAGACAGGTTTAACAACTGCCTTGACAACGATCAACACCAACGTCAATGAATCAGCACAACCTACTACTCCTACTACTGAATCTAAACCACCAACATCTTCTACTGAGTCTTCATCCACAGTCGCTGCAGCATCTAAAATCACAGCAGCTAGACCAGAAGGCGCTAACGCTAAACTAAAGGCGATTAGGGAAAAAGCACAGCGTGATGAAGAAGAATCAGAATTTGTACCCGTTATTGCGGAGAAATTGGTTATACAAAAGGTTACACAACAGATAAATACAAAAGGTAACACCAGCGCAGTATACACCAAACCTTCGCCACTCCTCACTAAGTAATGGCATCATCGAAAGCACCAACAATTAAGGTCACAAAACCAAAACTTTATAAGATGATATCTTATAAGGGTACTGGTGGTGGTGGCAAGAAATTTACTGCTGTTACTGCTGCTGATGAGTTAGGCAAGATTTCCAAAGATCAAAATCAGGCATTCAAGACTATTACCTCAGGTATGAATTCCTTGGGTGCATCTATGAATGGTATTGCTCTCCAAGCGGAGGCAATGACTCAAGCAATGAAGGATAGAATATCTGCCAGGATCAAGAGTGATGCAGCTACTAAGAAGGCAGAGACTGTTTCTGATAAATTAGAGGAAGAAAGAGAGAAGAAGAAAACTGCTGAGGATAAGCGTAGAGAAAATAAGAAGAATAGAGCAGCTGCAGAAGATAAAAGCGAGCAGGGAGAAAAGAAGGAAAAGAAGGTAGGATCTCAGGTAATCCAGAATTTTAAGAAGGCAGCAGGAGGTGCTTTCGGTAGACTTCTTGGTGCTGTTGCTAGATTCTTAGGTGGTATCTTTAAGATCTTCATTGCATTTGCTGCATTAGATTGGATCGCTAAGAATCCAGATAAGGTTCAGAAACTTGTAGAAGGACTTGCTGCTATTGGTAAGTTTGTCTGGAAGATAACGTCATTCCTAGTGGGGTCGGCGTTTGATGGACTGGTGAAGTTTATGGAGAATCCTATATCTCTGAAAGGGATCATAGGATTAGGACAGTTTCTGCTGTCTGCTGCTCCTATATTCTTAGGGATTGCATTCCTTAAGAATCCATTAGCAACGGCAAAGACTGTTGGATGGGTCGTAAGCAGTCTGATTAAAGGTATCCTAAACATCGGTAAAGCAGCGAAAGCTGGTGCCAAGCTTAGGAAGTTTGCGGGCAGCAAACTCGGTAAGGGTTTGATTGCTGGTGGTTTAGGTGTTAGTGCATTCCTGGGCGAGAAAGCTGCTGGTGCTAGCAGCTCAGAGGCAGTTGGCGCTGGTGTAGGCACCGCTGGTGGTGCTATGGTTGGTGAAGCTATTGGTAATAAACTCGGTGGTCCCCTTGGTGGGATGATCGGTGGTGCTGCTGGTGCATTCGTTGGTGGTAAGGCAGGTAAAGCAATCGGTGGGTTTATGGAACCCATCTTCAAACCAATCGGCAAATTCTTCAGTATGATTGGTAATGTCTTTAAGCAGGTCATGGCACCTATTAAGGATAGTCTGAGTGGTTTCTTTGAAGTCCTCGGAGCAGTAATGTCTCAGGTGCTAGACTTCATTGAGCCCCACCTGCCAATGATTAGTAAAATCCTGGGTATTGGCATCCAGGTCATGTTTGCACCACTATTCATGGGTATTAAAGCACTGACTGCAGTGCTGAAATTCTTTGCACCTAAGACAGCCGAGATAGATAAGGAGACGAGTAAAGGTAAGGCAGCAGGAGGGTCCTTCCAGACTGCTAAGATGGTCAAACCTAAGATGGCATCTGGCGGGACATTTAACCTGCAAGATGAGATGGCAAAGCAACTTCAGAAGACTATGAAGGTAGCTAGAGCTTTCGGTCAGTTGATGCAACTCCCATTCAAAGCACTGGGTGTTGGTATTATGACTGCCATCGGTGGTATTGGTAAAGTATTCGGAGCATTCCTCCCTGCACCTATTAGAAACATGCTAGGTGCAATGATCGCACCTCTTGCTAAGATCTTTGGTGTACCAACTTCTGTCATTGGTGGTAGTGCTGCCAATAAAGAAGATATGAAGGGTGGGGATAAAGGACAGGCAGAAAAAGGTATAGGAATGACCTGGGATGAGAAACTCCTAGAGGCAATTGCTGGTGATAATGGCACTATCTCACTGATTGGTAAACTATTCAAATCAATCGTAGAGCATCCCATCTTCAAAGGTGTGAAGGCAGTAGCAGGAGGTATCCTGGGTGCTGTTGGTAACTTCTTTGGATTCTCTGAAGGTGGTGTCCTACCTAAGGCATCCATGGGTGGATGGATCTCTGGTCCTCAGTCTGGTTACCCCGTGTCACTAGATGGTGGTGCTACCACATCATTCATCGGTCATGGCACTGAGTGGGTTGGCATGAAGGGATTTGCAGGTGGTGGCGCATTTGTTGTGCCATTTGACACTCCTGCAACTAGAGCGAAACCCGGTCTAACAGCTCAGAGGTGGGGTGAGGCATCGCGTGGTGGATACTCCATGCCAGGATTCTCTAAGGGTGGTCATCTACCTAAGTTTGCCGATGGTGGTAAGTTTGATCCTGAAAAGTATAAAAAGAATAGTTATGAAGCAAGTAGAGTTGTCTTAAATGACAAGTCATACTATGTGACTTATGGATGGAATGCTGATACCAACGTTGTAGATATTAAGTCAATGTCCAAGAAGACAAAAGGAGGACTCTTTGGCTGGGGTGAAGAGAGGGTAGGTATTAAACCAGGATCTGATGAATTTAATGCAGTAATGAATTCAGGTGGTCTGAAGTCTGACATTGCCGGTAGACATCAGACTTTCGGTACGAAGGGGACATCTGTACCAGCAGATATCAAAGAGATTAAGGTTCACCCACAGGCAGATATCGCATACATGT